TAGCAATTACTTTGTTAAGGATCTTGCAAAGGGCAAGTTTACCTATAAGAATCCTTACCTAGAGAAGCTACTTAAGAAGCATAACAGGAATGATCGCGATACTTGGAAGTCTATTCTCACATCAGGTGGATCTGTTCAAACACTAGACTTCTTGTCAGATGATGAAAAAGATGTCTTCAAAACGTTTGGTGAAATCTCCCAAAAAGAGGTGATTATTCAAGCTGCGATTCGTCAGAAGAGCATCGATCAAGCTCAAAGTATTAACCTAATGGTTCATCCTAAGACTTCTCTAAAGGAAATGAACTCATTGCTCATCTTTGCATGGGAGCAAGGTGTCAAAACATTGTACTACCATCGTGGTACTAATCCATCCCAAGAACTATCACGTAACCTACTTAACTGCACATCTTGCGAAGCATAATGACTAAAGAACAAAAATATTGTAATAGGTGTGATTCAGAATACACTATTGAATGGGACGAAGAACTCGTGCACGAATATTCAGCACCAGAGTATTGCCCATTCTGTGGTGAACCTAACGTTGGAGATGCTGATATACTTGATGAAGAGTACGAATAATATAAATAATTAATACACACTGTATAATCACTTAACTACTACTATGAAAAATCTAATCGAACAATCTAAGAACGTTCTTCTCAATGAAGAAGACGAACTATCTATTAACGAAGGCGCCAGAGTAATTGGAGATGATGTCTCAACTCTTCCTGATGCTGTCAAAAATCTCCTTATTAGTGCGGCTGATAGCCAAGTGCGATTTATGAAGCCCAAGGGTGCTAGACAATCAGTATCGCTCCGTGGCTCAGGCATTAACTTTGATAAGAGCGATATCGCTCTTCTGTATAAAGCCGGTCTAAGCGACATCACTTGCGATACTGCAAGTGGCAGTGAGGTTCTATTCCTTATGACATTTAATTAATCTCCATGTGGAGTTATGATGGAGAAGAGTTTACCTCCGAGATGATTGGTGACAATATAGGCTTTGTTTATATTGTCACCGATACGGTTACAGGACTTAAATATATCGGGAAAAAGAATTTCTTTTCAAAAGTAACTAGACCACCACTGAAGGGTAAGAAGCGAAAACGCAAGGTTATTAAAGAATCGGATTGGCAAACGTATTGCGGTTCAAGTGAAGCCGTTAAATGTATTGTAGAAGAGAATGGCTTAGATCACTTTAAGAGAGAAATACTACATTTGTGCAAGACTAAAGGTGAGCTGAATTATATCGAAATGCGTGAACAAGTTGTACGAGATGTACTATTGAAACCAGATGAGTACCATAACGCCTTTGTTGGTGGAAAATGCCACCGCAACCACCTTAAAGCACTGTGGATAAAAGACCTACCAAGTAAATAAGTGTTTACTTTTGATTGAATTGAGTGTATAATAACATACACACCAACACTAAATAATAATATACAATGCTAGTTATAGACTATTCAGGAATTGCAGTTGCTGCAATCTTTTCACAAGATCGACCAGAAGAGATCCAAGAAGGATTGATTCGGCACATGATCCTTAATCAAATCCGGAGATATAACCTCCAATTCCGCGAAGAATGCAAGCACACCATTATTGCGTGTGATGGTGGTTCATGGCGTAAAAAAGCTTATGCGCAATACAAAGCTAAGCGTAAGACTAATCGAGAAGAGTCTCCACTAGATTGGAAAGAATTCTTTAGGCTCATTAACAAGATTCGTGATGAAATTCAAGAGCACTTCCCGTACTCAGTATTACAGGTTGATGATGCTGAAGCAGATGACATCATTGCAATTCTAGCTAAGTCAACACAAGAGTTTGGCAAGCACGAACCAGTGGTCATTGTTTCTGCTGATAAAGACTTTTTGCAGCTTCAGCAGTATAAGAACGTAAAGCAGTACAGTCCTAATAAGCGTGGTTTTATTTCAGTTGAAGATCCGCACTTCTCTAAGTTTGAGCACATTTGCAAGGGTTGCCCTGGTGATGGTGTACCAAATACACTAAGTGTTGATGAGTCTATTGTGGACAGTATTCGCCAAACACCGATGCGTAAGAAGAAGATACAAGAGTGGTATGAAAACCGTGATAATCTAGCATCTGTTATGGACTCTGAGACCTATCGTAACTTCCAACGCAATCAAACTATGATTGACTTTGATTACATCCCTGAAGACATGGTTGCTAAGATCAACGATGCAATTGATAAAGAATCAGGTAAAAAGGGTAAAAGCATTTTGAACTATCTAATCGTAAATCGTTGCAGTATGCTAGTTGAAGCTGCAGGAGATTTCCAAACCAAATAACATGAAAACACTACACGAAATATTCACTGAAATTCAAGAGGCTCCCACTCGTGCAGAGCGCCAAGATATTCTTAGAGATAATGATTCATTCACATTGAGGACTGTTCTTCAATTGAATTTTAGCTCGAGCATTACGCTTGATGTACCAAAGGGTAATCCACCAATGGATTGCGCTGAAGAAGCACCAAGTAAGCCTGATAAGCTCATTAAGCGTTTGGGTCAATGCGTAGAAGGTAACGCATTACCTGCAATTAAGAAGGAGCGGATCTTCATTGATCTACTTGAAAGCTTTACTGAAGAAGATGCTAGTATCATTTGTCTTGCTAAGGATAAGAAGATTGTAAAAACACACACACGTGTATCAGCAAGTCTAACTGCATCTGTTTTTCCTCAATTGGTTAAATAAGTATTTACTTTTACTCAATATGTTTGTATAATGATTATATGAATATATTTGCATTATCACCAGTTCCCGAAATCGCAGCTAAGTGGCATTGTGATACTCACGTGATCAAGATGATCGTTGAATCTGGACAAATGCTGTCTACTGCTCATCGCATTCTTGATGGTGCTATGGATCGCAGACTGTCTAAGACCGGTAAAACCCGAGTTCGATATTGGGAACTGGCTGATGAATGTTACGAAAGCGTTCTTTATAAAGCAGTCCATACAGGCCATCCATGTACTATATGGACTATGGCTTCACACCTTAATTACAAGTGGCACTACGAGCTATTCAAAGCGCTATGTAAAGAATACACCCTTCGTTACAACAAGATTCACCTCAGCGAATTAAAGCTATTAGATCTACTTAAAGATCCACCAAAGAATATTAAAAAGTCTTATATGACACCATTTGCACTTGCTATGGGTGCTGCACCTGAGTGTATAAATCATAATGACCCCGTTGGTTCATACCAACAATTCTACCAAACAAAACAAGATCGCTTTGTAATGAAGTGGTCTGAACGAGAAACCCCATACTGGTTTAAACTAAAATGATATACGATTACTATTGTGATAAATGTAATAACGAATGGGAAGAATCCCATAAAAGTGCTGAACGAGATGAACCCGTTGGCAAAGCATGTCCTTGCGGAAAAGACGGCAAAGTATGTCGCGGAGTCTGTGCTCCAGCACTATCCTTTCAAGGATCTGTGTCGACTATTCGTCGCGCAGGCTCAGGCTGGAATGACGTACTAAAGGGCATTAAGAAAGCATCGGGTAAGGATGCTAACATCGATCACTACTAAAATGAAAAGAAAGAAACAGAACTTACACGCAAAGCACAGCGACGAAGATCTACTTGAAATAATTGGCAAGAAGCAAAAACGTCGTCAGAAAAAGAATCAAAATAAGAGTAACCGCAATAACCTCACTAATCAATACGATTATGAGTTATACCTTGATAACGAAGCAGAGCAATATATCTATGAATAAGCAATTGGAACTATTCACCATTAGTGGTGATCAACTTGAGCTAGAACTAACTTATGAGTAACTTTACCCACAAACCAATCGAGCTTAACTACGATCTAAGTGCGCAGATAACTGAAGCAGGTCGTCTGTATAAGACACCTGACGGTAATTTCTATCCTTCGGTTACTACGTTTCTTGGGCACTTTACATCTAAATCTATCGAAGGATGGAAGAAGGCTGTTGGTGAAAAAGAAGCTAAGCGCGTTGGACACCATGCTATAACTAGAGGTAATGCAGTACACAATACTGCTGAGCGTTATATTAATAACGAGGTTGATTACTTGGTTGAATGCACAATGCCCCACGTAAGACAAATGTGGCAATCCTTGTCAGCAATCCTTGATAAAAGTGTTGACAACGTGATTCTACAAGAATGCCCGCTCTACTCCGATAATCTTCTGCTTGCAGGACGAGTTGATCTGATTGCAGAGTTTGATGGTGTATTATCCATTGTTGACTTCAAGACATCTAGTAGAGTTAAATCTAGAGATGAGATCACTAGTTACTTCTTA